ATCAAGCTCCTGCAGGTGCAGCACAAGCTCAACAAGGTATTAACTTTGGTCAAGCAGGTCTAGGTGCGTTGGGATTACAACAGTTAGCTGGTGGAGCAGCAAACGTACTAAACCCATTACAAACACTCTATTCCCAATACAATCAATCATCTCCTTCGGTGAGTTAATATGGCAAGTCTTTCAGAATTAGCTAATGTATTGCAAACAAGCCCTGCTCAAGCATTTAGGCAGGAAGGTATTGCATCGCAACAATATGGATTACAGTCACAAGCCTTACAACAAGCCAAACAAGACATGGCACCACAACAACCATTAGCTGGTATGGCTGGTGGTATGGGTGCAGGTGGTAAACCACAAGCTGGACTAGGTGCTATGGCTGGCAATATGTTAGGCCCACAATTTAAGCTGACCACTCCTGATGGAGAGTTAACAAGTGCTGGTTTGGTTAATCAGACATTAATTACTGCTCAAACAGACCAACAAAACGCTCAAGCAAAAGCCAAAGAAGCCCAATATCTTAAAGCAATGGGTAAAGATAAAGAAGCACAAGTTGCGGATATGGAAGCACGTAGATATTTAAACAATGCACAAAGAACGCAACAAGAAGCTCAAAAATTAAAGACTGACGCTAAAGATGACTTTGCTTCCACTTTATATGGTGCTAAGAGCCAAGTAGATTATGACCGTCGCTTAAAGGATGCTTTAGAGCGTACTGGTATTGAGCCGCCTAAAGACTTTCCTACAACTTGGTCTCCTGATATGAGAGATAAGTTGTTATCTAAAATGTCCCCTGTAATGAGACAAAAGATTGAAGCTCAAGACCGTGCAGAAGCTGCTGCAGACCGTGCTGAAAAACGTGCTGAACTACAGAACCAACATTTAATGGCAATTGCTAGGGCTGGTGCAGGTAAAGAGTCTGGTGCAGCATCTCGTGTTGTTCAAGCGTTTACACAAGCATCTGATGCTTTAACAAACGTAGCTAGATTGCCAATTACTACAACAGGCCCAATGTTCCAGCAAAAACAATTTAATAGTTTGCTGACCGCACCTCTATCTGCACTAAATCAAGAGATGTCAGACACAACTTCACAAAAAATGCAAACACGTATGGTTGGTGTTGCTCGTAGTTTGGCATCACTTGAATCTGGTGGTGCAGCAACGGGTTTGGTTGGTTTGGCTAATAGTATTGAATCTGGCATATCAATTCCTGCTGGTGCTAAATTAGAAGTTGCAATGGATAAATTAGCAGAAATGCGTCGTATTGTTGAATCATCTTCAGAAGCACAATTAAGCGATAAAACATTATCTGATGAACGCAAAAACCTTATTCAGAAAAAATTGGAGCTTGTGCGTAAAGCAATTCCATTTACTCAAGAAGAGCTTGATAAAGCATCTAATGCAGCTAAAAAGAATCCAAACATGAGCTTTACTGAATTTGCTACTAAAAAATATGGCGGAGAAGAAAAGAAAGCTCAAGGAACTGGCACTAAAGAAGACCCAATCAAACTAGATTAAAGACTAATATGCCAGTATACGAATACCAAGGTCAACATTATGATATTTCTGAAAATGACCCAGTAAAAGCAAAAGAAAAGATTATTGCTCATCTTGGCGGTACTGAAACAAAAGTTCCTGCAGAACCATCTAAAGAAGATAAATTTGCTGGAATGATGGATTTCCAAAAAGAACAGCAACAAAAGATGCAAGAGTTTACTAAAGAACTCACTACTCGTGACCCATCTAAAGCTGGTCAAGTAACTGGCGAACAAGCAATGGAAAAGATTAAGTCTGGTGCCATGACTGGTGCAGCCATTGGTGGTGGTGTTGGTATGTTTGGAGGCCCTGCTGCTGCCGTAGGTGGTGCTGCAATGGGTGGTCTAGGCGGTGCTGTAGGCGGTGGATTAAGTGCATTAGCTCAACAATTAGGCTATGGTGAAAAGACGCAACAATTAGCCGACATGATTGGAATGGGTGTAGTTCCTGCACAAGCTGGCATTAAAATGATTGCAGAGAACAAGTTAGTTCAGCAATCAAGCAATTTGGTTAGTGACCTAGCTAAGTCTATGATTCCTAAATATGGAACTTTGCGTAAAGTTGCTTCATTTCTTCCTGAAGCTAAGATTTCAGGGGCTGCTGCTGAAAAAGCATTGGGCGAGAAAGCTGTTACTGCAGGAGCCACTACAGAAGCTCGTGATGCGTTTAAAGCTGAATTACAAGCTGCTCATGGAGAAGGTGCTAACGTCAACAAATTATATGAAGATGCTAAAGCTGGATATGACAAAGCATTGTCTGAAAAGACTGGTGCAGGTCTAAAGACTGACTTACAAGCAGCACTTAATGAGCTTCCTAAAGAATCTCGTGCATCATCTGCAGGTAAGATTAGACAGTTATTCTTGGATAAAGAAGGCAATGCCTTAGATGGTAATGCTGTTATCAATAATCTTAAATCTGACGAGTTCAAAGCATTAAGCAAAAAAGAGCAAGATATTGTCAGAGAAGCTGTAAACAAGTTTATTCCAGGTGGTGCTGAAAAGGTTGCACGTAATGCTGCTGAGAAAGAGTTTGTAGCTACTGCTAAAGATACATTACCTGAGTTGTTTAAGAGCAACAATTACAACATTATCAATAAACAAATGGCTAACTTTGCCAAAGATGAAGCTGGTCAAAAGGTATTTAAACAAGAGTTGGCATATTACCTTAAAGGTCGCCCTGTTGAACAAGCTAAAACTCTTTGGGCTAATATCGCTCCAAACGTAAAGCAAACTATAATTAAAGACCCAGTACAGTTCCAAAAAATTAGTGATGTAATTAACAACGCTAAGACTGGTAAAGATGTGTCTCGTGCAGCAAGTTTATTAATAAAAGCTGGTTATATGGCTAATATCCCACAGGAGAATCAATAATGCCTCTTAAATCAGGTTCATCTAAAAAGACTATTTCTTCTAACATCTCCAAAGAGGTGAAGGCTGGTCGTCCACAGAAACAAGCAGTCGCTATTGCCCTTTCTAAAGCTAGAGCAGGTAAACCACCTTCAGGCAAGACTAGAAAGAAGATGAAGTAATGCGTATATTATTACTTGACCCTGCTGGTGCCCTTGTAGACTTTGGAGTTCGTGCTCTTTCCGAAGGACACGAAGTTAAGCAATGGATACGTCCACACGGTCAGGAGCGTTCTAAAATTGGTAAAGGGTTGATTGACCAAGTACAGAACTGGCAGATTCATGCCAAACAAGCAGACCTAATCGTATTATCGGATAACGCTTTTCAAATGCGGGAACTAGAAAAGTTCCATGAAGAGGGTTACCCAATTATCGGTACTAATATGCTTGGTGCCAAGATGGAACTAGACCGTGATTATGGTCAAGACATTATGAAGAAGGCAGGACTTGCAGTTATACCTTCTTTTGAATTTAAGGACTACAACAGCGCTATCGACTTTGTTAAAGCTAATCCCAAACGATACGTCTCTAAACCCAGTGGTGATGCAGACAAGGCTCTATCTTATGTATCTAAATCAGCGGCAGATATGGTCTTCATGCTTCAACGATGGAAAGAAACTGGTAAACGACGTGATTTCATCCTCCAAGAGTTCGTTCCAGGAATAGAGTTCGGAGTAGGTGCTTGGATAGGCCCTAATGGATTTGGCAAGAACATCCTTGAAGGCTTTGAACATAAGAAGCTCATGTCAGGCAACTATGGCTGTAATACAGGTGAACAGGGAACTGTCATTAAGTATTGCACCGAGTCTAACCTATTTAATGACACTTTAAAACGTTTTGAAGATTACCTATGCTATATCGGACATACTGGCTATGTAGATTTAGCCTTTATTGTGGATGAAAAAGGTGAACCTCGCCCCCTAGAATGGACAATGCGTAAAGGTTGGCCTTTATTTAACATTCAACAAGCCCTTCACAAGGGTTCTGTCGTAGATTGGATGGTTGACTTATTAAATGGCAAAGATACTCTCAAAGTTAGTTACGACACTGCTACTGGTATCGTTATCCCTATTGGGGATTACCCTAGGTCTAAGACTACGGGGCGTGACCATACAGGATTTCCTATCTATGGTTTACCCGATGAATTAACTACCGACTACGCCTTATGTGAGGTAATGGTTGGTAATGCCCCTCAGAACGACGAGAACGGGGTTACAGAGCGTCCTTGCCTAGTGACGGCAGGTGATTATGTCTTAGTGGCAAACGGGGTAGGAAAGACCGTTAAACAAGCCTGTGAACGTGCCTATAAGAACGTTAAGAAAATTGATATTCCTGACTGTATTAACGTAAGAGATGACATTGGCGAAGGTATGGAGCATCAAATTCCTGCACTGCAACAATATGGCTATGCTGAGAATTGGAAGTATGAAGAGGATTCAGAGGAAGAATAATGGCTGTCAATCCATTTACCAACCTTCCTCCACCACCTCCTACTAACCAAGGTGTAGATACCCGTCAGTTTAGGGATTGGTTTTACCAAGTCTTCTATAAGACTAACGGAAACATTAATGGTCTTGGGACTTTATCTACACAAAACTCGGATAATGTATCTATTACTGGCGGTAACATTGCCAATACAAATCTATCCAATATTAAGACTCCAGGACTTACTGGATATTTGTACGGTAACAACACAGGAGCAGTTACAGCCTCTACTACAATTCCTTATTCAGCAATTACAGGGACACCAACTGGATTGTCTGTCACAATTACTACAGCAAAATTAACACTTACTGGAACTAATGGTTCCATGACATTTACCAACGGAATTTTAACCGCCCAAACTCAAGCTACTTAATCATGTCAAACACACAAATCCCCCTAACAGACGACCAACTTGAAGAACTTGTAGAAAGAGTAACTGAAAAGGTGATTAAGAACTTTTATACCTCTGTAGGCGAATCTGTCGTCAAAAGGGTGATTAAGCTAATTGGTATGGGTGCTGTAGCACTTTTACTATGGGCTGCAGGTACAGGACATATCCCTTTTAAATGAAAAAACCAATGCACCGTTCCAAAACAATGTGGTTTTCTTTCGCATTGGTAGTGTTCGGGGCATTATTTGATAACTTTTCTAGTATCCAAGGAGTAATCAGTGACCGTTACTATGGCTTTAGCTATATTATTATTGGTATATTGGTTGCTATCCTAAGATTCTTAACCACCAAGCCGTTAGACGAAAGATAATGTTTCCACTAAATGTTACAACTTACATCAAAGCTGGATTGGTTGTTATGGTACTTTGTGGGTGCGTGTATCTTGGCTATGGCTATGAACATTCACGATTTGTTGCATATCAGGAGCGTGTTGAAGCAGCAGGAAAAGCGCAGGAAGCAGAGAATTCTTCAAAAGATAAACAAGCAGCACTCATCACCTCTGGAGTAAAGAATGAATATGAAGCTAAGTTGGCTAATCTTAGGAACTTTTATGGTAGTGGGTTGCACATCAACCCCAGTGGCAGTAAAACAGAGGGAATTTCCACAGCCCCCTCAGGAACTGATGCAAGTACCGCCTACTCAATACTTATTGGACAATGCAGTCAAACCACGCTAATGCTCACTGAGCTTCAAGCATGGGTGAAGGCCCAAGTAGCCCTTTAAACCATCTCTAGAGCACGAATACGGACTTCTGATACTCGTTTGCTCCAGCCTTTTCCAAATACTGGGAAAGTCTTTAATGATTCTAGGAATGCTTGTCGTTTATCACAGAACTCATTAATGGCAGTAACTGGGTTAAGTTGAGTTATAGCACTAACAGTATTATTACCGATAGCACCATCAGCAAAAACGCCCACGATTTCTTGGATAATTTTCGCTGACCTATTAACACCACTATTGATAGCACAATCAAAAAGGCAATAATCAAGTCCCGAAGGAATAGCATCTCCGTGTATGGCATCCCAGTACCTCTTTTTGTATAAAGGTTTTACATCTTCTTTAGTTAAGGCTTTCATATCGTCTACAGACACTTTATGACCAATATAGCCTTCCCATACTGCTTGAGTACATCCCCAGTTAGTAGCTCCTCCTGGGTCAAGTTTGTTGTCAACGTAGCCTCCTTCGTTCACAATCACTAGGTCAAATGACTTATTCCAATTACGGTTCACTTTTTCTTCCTTTTAGGCTTTGGCACAGGGAAAGGAATTTCGTCATCTCTAACCTTGTATTCATCAATTGCTTTGGTAAGCAGACTAACAAGCCCCCACTGTACGAGTGTTTCAAGCCCTTCTTTATCGAAATCAACTTGAGCGTTGGCTGAACCATCTTCGTTTTCCTTAATGATTTTGACTTCTATCTTCATACCGAAATCACCTCTCCTCGAAAGAATACCAATCCATCATCTTCACTAATGACTTGTACAAGTTCTGGCGGCATAAGTTCTCCATTGACAAACGTAAGTATTGCGAATCCTGAACGCCAGTTGACGGGCGAATCTTCCGTGTAGATGTACTTGTCTCCTCCAATTGCCGACATTGTTCCTGTGTCAATGCCATATCTATCTCCGTTATAGTCAGTCCAAGGAGTTACTTTTAAGGAATGCAAATGCCCCGTGACCATTGAGACCCCCGATTTCAGGGTATTGTTAAACACTCCATGTTGACCATTATGCCAACGGTGCTTAATCATACAAGTGTTGTTTACCATCAGAGACCAACTGTATGTCCATCCAGGTAAATGGTCGGCTAGTGCCATACCAGGTACGCCCTCATACTGTCCTAGAACATTAGATAGTTTCCCATCAAAACGAAGGTCGTGGTTACCAATGGTGCGGTGCATAAATGTTCCTGCAGGACGAACCTTCTCAATGTCTCCTAGTCTGGCTTGGACTTCTTCTAGTTCTTCCTTCACGGTTGGAGTCTTATCCCACCCAATCCTATTGTGTTGGCTGATTGTGGCGTTATCCATAATGTCTCCATTAAGGACTATTCCATTAGGTTTTAGTTTCTTGATGAGATGGACAAATGCTCTATGGGCGGTACTGACATATCCAGGCCAATAGTGGCAATCAGAACCCACAATAATCAATCCATCTTCCATAGACAGATTAGTGCGGACTTTGTTCTCTGGAATAGTTAATCTTTGACTTGGCTTTTCTTTTGCTTCTAATTTAATGTTGTATTTCTTTTCTAGTCTACTTCGTCGACGCATTAGGGTACGAAGGTCAATATCTAATACTTTTGCTAATATAGT